AGCTCCTGTATCTTCAAGTGAATACGTAGCGCTTATTATTTTTGCTGTATTATTAATTGTTGGCTGTGCTTATTTAGTTTGGAGGTAATAAAATGAACAAAATAATAAAAGAATTAATTAGTGTGCATAAGGAAGAAAGTATTCTTAGTAAAAAACTTAAAAAGTTAAAAGAAGATGTTCGTGATTATATGCAAAAAAATAATCTATCGTTTATAACGAACGAGGATGGTGAAGTATTAATCAAAGAAGTTGAACAAACAAGTTTCAATGAAGATAAATTAATACCATGGCTTGAAGAAAATTATCCGGAATGTCTAGTTGTTAAAACAGCTGTTGATTACGATATGTTAGATAAAGTAGCCTTTGAAGATAAAAAACTTCCACAGGAATTAATTGCTTTTCAGGTAGTTAAAAAATCACAAAGGATGGATATTAAATATGCCAAAGATTAAAGAAATTACAGTTTCAAGTAAAAGAAGTTGTCAAATAAATGGTGAATTTTTTACCTTTGAAACCAGTGAATTGATTAGCCTGGAAACTGGTGACGATATAAATGAAGTAAGGCAGAACGCCTGGAGTCGTGTAAATGACGAGGTAGACAATCAAATCATTGAAACAAGTAAGGTATTCGCTGGCAGATAAAAAATTTTTTACGAAGTATTGACAGCCTATAATGGTTGTGGTATTATAATAACAGAAGCGGGAAATAGCTTGGCGGTCGGTTCCCGGATATGTTCAGGAGTAACTCCAAAAAGTATTTGCCGCTTTTTAACCCTCATTTTTGTTTATTTGTCAGGCTAAAGCCCCCTATGACCGCCAATCATATAGGGGGCTTTTCCTGTTATAAGGAGGATTTATTATGTTGAAAAAAGTATTGTTAATGAGTATGGCTTTATTAGTGGGTATCAACACCGTTAATGCCTGCGAGGTAGAACACAAAGGGGCTAATAATAAAGGGGAGATCATTACAGACTTCAAGCCCTGTATGCAAGATAATTGCCCAATTTATAAAAAATATAGAGAGTTAGAGATTATTATTGAAATTGAATTGCAAGAAAAAATGTCTGATGAACAAGTTGCTACAAAAGCAGCTAGACAGGATTTTATAAAAGCTAATACTAGAAGAATTGATAAACCGACAAAAATTGTATACAAATAAAAGAATTGAGGAAAAATTATGAAAGATTTCTACTATACAGTACACGAATGGATGTTTAAAGACCTTAAATTAAGTGGTTCGGAGCTAACAATTTATGCTGTAATTTATAGATATGCAAATGTTGAAAATCAGTATTTTACAATGACTATTAGAAGTCTTGCTGAACATTTAAATTTATCAAATGCAACAGTTCAGAAATGTATAAATTCTTTAGTCGAGAAAGATTTGATTCTAAAAAAACAGTCAATGCACGAAAATGGTATTGGACTAAAAAATGCGTATGCTATTAATTTTGACGTGTTCCAGAAAGTAGAACAACGTGTTCCAGAAAGTAGAACACAAGAAAATAATAAATATAATAATACTAGACAATTAGACAATAAGAATAATATACCAAATAGCAATATAGATAATAAACTAGGGGGTATAAGGGGGGTACGTGCTAAAACAAGCAAAGAAAATAATTTTTCGCGGTTTGATAAGCAGTTGAACGCTTTTCTTTTAGAAAATTTTTCAATAAAGAATGACAGGACTGTATTAAAAGCTTGTTTGAGTTCATATCTAAAATATCGATTAAAATTTAAATTAGAGCCAGAACAATGGCAGGCAATTTTAAATAGCCTTAAGGGCAGATCTTTTACAGAAGTATATTCAAGAGTTCAAACAGCCCTTGCGGCGGGATATAAAGTTTTAGTGCCTGTGTGGGAATTGCAACGTAAAGATAAGCCTATTGATAATATCCAACAAACTCCGGAAGATGATGGATTAGATCACACTATTATTGACAAGGTGTATTGATTATGTATGAGTATAAATTTGATCGTGAAAAATGCTGGTTTAAAGATGTTTGTGGCAAGTACAAAACAACTGACTGTTGTGCTAGTTGTTTAAGATTTATGGAATTTGATTTTTTAATTTATACTAGCCGTATTCCAAAAGTATATCAGAAATCTGTAAATTTAAAACCTGATAGTTGTGATTATGATAGTTTTGAATATCTTAATGATTTAAAACAGGATATTATTAATTTTGTGGCGGCGGGTGAAAATTTATTTATTCACAGTAGTTTTACTGGGAATGGGAAAACAACATGGGCAACCAAATTTCTCCTACGATACTTTAGTGAAATTTGGCTAGGTAACGGATTTAAACCTCGAGGACTGTTCCTTTCTACACAAAATTTACTGTTTTCCATAAAACAATCCTTTAATTCAGCAAATAATGTACAAGATTTATTAGATTTAATTCCTGTTGTTGATTTAGTAGTTTGGGATGATGTTGCAGTTTCAGGATTAAGCGCTTTTGAACAAAATACTTTATATGATTTTATTAATTCAAGAATGAATATGGGACTAGCTAATATTTTTACAAGTAATGTTTCTGATAAAGATTTAGAAAAACAGGTTGGTAAACGCTTATCCAGTCGAATTTTGAGTGGAGATATTGTTGCTTTGCGTGGAAAGGATAGACGTCGTGGTTAAACTTCAAATTTTAAGCAAATGTTTAAATACAGGAAGTTTTGATATTGTTACACAAAACAACCTAACGGAAGATTATTTTTTAGAATACGAAGAAGAGTTTAATTTTATTCGTAGACATGTTAGTCTTTATGGCAAAGTTCCGGATAAAGAAACAATGCTTCAAAATTTTCCAGATTTCCCGATTACAGAAGTTAAAGAAACAGACGACTTTTTAATTAGCACTCTAAGAGAAGAATATTTATATTCACAGATGGTTTCTGTAGTGCAGGAAACAGCAGATAAAATGCGGGACGATTCAAGGGAAGCTTTGAATTATTTATCTGCGCAGGTAGTTGCATTAAATAGTCAAAATATTGTTGGTGGCTCTAATATAGTTAAAAAAGCAAAAGAAAGATTAGAATTACACCAACAAAAAAAGGAATTTGGAACAAATTATATCAAAACCGGATTTCCTGAACTCGACGAAGTAATATATGGATTAGAGCCAGGAAACGAATTATTGACTGTAGCAGGAAGACCTAATCAGGGTAAAACGTGGATATTATTGAAAATGTTAGTAGAGGCATGGAAACAGGGCAAGCGTGTTGCTATGTACAGCGGCGAAATGAATGATATGCAAATTGGGTATCGTTTTGATACTTTATTAGCCAATTTTTCGAATAAAGCTCTTGTTATTGGTGAAAATGTTTCAGGTTATGAAGATTTTATTGATAAAACACAGAAAAATATGTTGCCTTTTTATGTTTTTACACCGAAAAGTTTTGGTGGTAGGGCAACCGTATCCTCTATACAATCAATGATAACGGCTTGTAAGGCTGATATTATTGGTATTGACCAATACAGTTTAATGGACGATGAAACATATCGTCGAGGAAAAAGTAAAACAGAACAATTATTTAGTATAACTGAAGGTTTAATGCGTTTATCAGAAAGATATGATATTCCAATAATCGGATTATCCCAATTAAATCGTGATGGCGATATTCGTAAAGATAATGTTCAAGACGATCCAGACTTAACTAATTTAGCCGATAGTGATAGTATCGGTCAAAATAGTTCAAAGGTATTGTTTATTAGGCAAACAGGAGCTGGCTTAAAATTATCGTTGACTAAAAATAGAACTGGTGCTGTAGGGGTAAACCTGATTTATTTTTGGGATATCGATAAAGGGCGTTTTGTTTATGTGCCAAGTGCAACGGATTCAGTAGCCCCACAAGAACGGCAAAAAGTCGAAGAAACACAACGTAAAAAATATAAAGATAGAAAAGAGGTCTTTTAATGTTTACAATTCGAGGCAAAGCTTTATTAGAAGACGATGTTTCTATTTTGCAATTTTTACAATCACAGATAGAAGAACAATTAGGTATTAGTTTGTTTGGTCGGTTTATAGTAACAGATTCAAATATACAAATTTGTTGTCCAGTTCATAACAATGGGCAAGAAAAAAGGCCTTCTTGTGGTATATCAAGAGTTGATAAGATAATAAATGGTAAAAAAATTCCAGCCGGGACTGTACATTGTTTTACATGTGGCTATACTGCAACACTACCTGAAATGATTAGTTATATTTATGGATATGATGATTCGGGTGCATATGGTACAAAGTGGCTAATAAAGAATTTTTTATCTATAGATATAGAAGATAGAAAACCTTTAGATTTAAAATTGAGTAGAAACAGTAATCATTCAGAACAACAATATGTTCCGGAAAAACAATTAGATAGATATCGTTATTATCATGATTATATGTTTAAACGAGGTCTTACTGAAGAACTTATTGAAAAATACGATATTGGTTATGACCCTAAATTTAAGTTAAAGAAAAATGAAAATACCTTTCCCTGCATAACATTCCCTGTGAGGGATATGCAGGGCAGAACTCTGTTTATTGCACGAAGGGCAATACATTTCAAGCTTTACCATTATCCGGAAAACGTGTTTAAACCATTATATGGTGTGTATGAATTGGATTATAGCCAAGATACATTATATGTGTGTGAGAGTATAATAAATGCTATAACGGCTGTTAAATATGGTGTAGCCGCTATAGCATTATTAGGTACAGGCACGCCAGAACAATTTAATTTAATTAAAAAACTTCCTTTTAGAAAAATAGTAGCCGCTTTCGATGGGGATGAAGCTGGTGATAAAGGGGCTAAAAGATTAATTAAAATTATTGATAATAAATTGGTTAAATCTTTAGTAGTTCCAAGAGGTAAAGATATTAATGATTTATCTGAGCAGGAATTTAAAAATTGCCCTGAAATTTTTTTATCCAAAAAGTATTGACTTTTGAATTTACGAAGGGTATAATGTAATTGAAGGTGAAAACCTTACAAAATTTATTTAGAAAGTGTGGTAATATTATGAAAGTAATTTGCACAAGGAACAACGCAGAATTTGAATTGGTTAGCAAAGATGGAGATGACATCACTTTAAAAGATTTGAACTCCGGTAAAGAAAGAATTGTTAATCGCAAATCTTATGAACGCTTTTACAAGGAAGTTGAGGAAGAAGTAGTTGAGGAAGTCGAAGATCTTGAAGAAGAAGAAACTGAAGAGGAAGTTGACAAGGAAGCTTCTGAGGATTCTGAGGAAGAAGAAGTCGAAGATGCGGATGAAGACGCTGTTGAGGACTGCGAAGAAGAGGATGAAGAATCTGAGGAAGAACCTGAACCAGTAAAACCTGTAAAACGTGGTACTAAGAAAGCTGAAGCTAAAAAAGAACCAAAACCTAAAAAAGAGAAAAAAGTAAAAGAGCCTAAAGCTCCACGTCAAATTTCTCCTTTGAAAGATGTTGTTGAAACTATTGTTAAAGCCGCTGGTTGCACAATTTTTGTAACTCGTGTTAAAGGTTTCCACACCATTAAACTTGATGGGCATATGTGCATGGCCTTTACTTTTAGCACTAAAGGAATTGTATTGTGGCTTCGTACTAAAGCTCTTGATGGCCTGAATATTGAATATAAGACTATGAAGCATATGTTTGATGCTCGTATTTCTTTAACAGAGGATAATGAGAAAACTGCAAATCTTATCCGTAAATGTGTAGCCGCTTCTGTTGAATATCAAAAAGGTGTAAATACTCGTAAGGCTCAAAAGGCAGAGGCATTAGAGGCCGCACGCCAGAAAAAATTGGAAAAAGAAGAACAAAAGAAAAAAGAAGCAATTGCTGAAAAATTGGGTGTAAAACCTAAAAAGGCTGCAAAAAAAGCATCTAAAAAAGTAGAAACTCCAGAAGTTGAGGCAGAGGCATTAGAGGACGAGGAGGAATAAAACATGGCACGAGTTCGATATGATGAAGTAGACCAATATACTACAAGTACAACTAATTTTTTTCAACTTAAAGAAGATCGCGATGTTGCTACAGTAAGAATTTTGTATAATAATGTTGACGATATTGAAGCTCATTCACTTCATCGTGTCAAAATTAATGGCCGAGATAAATGGGTTGAATGCCTAAGACAGATTAATGATTCTGTGGAAGTTTGTCCGTTATGTGCTTCTGGAAATAAAATTCAATTACGGGTTTTTGTTCCATTATATATAGAAGATGATGGTTCTGTTAAATTATGGGAACGTGGTAAAAAGTTTATCGATAAGCTCACAAGTTTATGTGCGCGTTATAATCCTTTATGCTCACAATCAATTGAAATTGAACGTAATGGAGCAAAAGGAGAACAAACTACTGAATATCTTTTGTTTCCAATAAAAGGTGACGATAAAACATTGGAAGATTTTCCAGAAGTTCCAGAAGTTCCGGAAACATTCTTATTAAATAAAACAGCCGAAGAATTGGATGAATTTTTAGATACTGGTAAAATGCCAGGATTGGAAGAACAATCCCAAAGAAGAAATCCTGCCACAGATGAAGGGGTTAAAAGACGTACACCTGCAGAACCTAAAGCTCGACGTAATCGTAGAGAAAGCTTCTAATGGCTCTATTTGATTTTAAACCTCGTTCATCAAAAATAACGGATGCACAAGTTGTCAATAAAGCTAAATCAAAATTACCTATATTATCTGCCGGAAACGTAAAGTTGAAGGCAGGTAATTTATCTAGTCGAATTACTTCAATTAAAGCCATGACAAATAGGTATTTTGCTGATAAAAAAGATATGTACTTAAATGTTATGGACGAAGCTATTTTAATAGATTTAATTGATAAATTTATTGAAAATGGTATTGGGGCAATCGATACAGAAACAACAAGTTTAGATCCCATCACTACAACTTTAGCAGGTGTTTGTTTATATACTCCAGGATATAAAGCTGCTTATGTACCTGTAAATCATGTTAGTTATATGACAGGTATGCCGATTAAAGGGCAAATTTCAGCTGAAATTGTTAAACGTGAATTACAGCGTTTAATAGATGCAAAAGTGAAAATTGATATGTTTAATAGCGATTTTGACTGTAGGGTATTAAAACATACTTTAGGCATTAAAATGTTTTGTTGGTGGGATGGCTATATTGCACAACGACTGCTCGATGAAAATAATAAAAATAATAGTTTAAAGGGTTTATGGGATAAGTACGTTAATAAAGGCAAGGATAAATCGCATACATTTTCAGAGTTGTTTGCGGGTATTCCGTTTACAATGATTCCTGTTGATGTTGCGTATTTATATGCGGCTAATGACCCTATGATTACATATGAATTAGCCGAATTTCAACGTCCGTTTTTAACCGATACTGAAGTATGCAGAGAGTATGAGTTGCAAGATGTTGCTAAAATATTCCATGAATTAGAAATGCCATTGGTTCCAATCGTTTCTGAAATGGAAGATACAGGAGTATTTCTTGATTTAGAGGTTCAGCAAAAGTTATCTGAAAAGTATAACAAGCTTATGAGTGAAGCTGCGGTAGAGTTCGAAGAAACTCTTTCACTCTATGAATCTGAAATCGAAGAATATAGAATCAAACAAGGTTCTTCTTGTAAACTGCCTGAGAAGATTAATCCAGCCAGTCCAGAGCAACTATCTATCCTGTTGTATGATATTATGAAACTGCCTCCAATAAGCAAGAAGAAACCTCGTGGCACAGGAGAAGAAATTCTTGAGCAGTTTGATAATCCATTGGTAACGGCCTTATTGAAATTTCGTAAGGCTTCAAAATTAGTATCTACATATGTAGATAAATTCCCAAAAATTATAAATGCAAAAACAGGGAGGATTCATGCGAGATTTAATCAACTTGGAACAATTACAGGTCGTTTCTCGAGTGATGACCCCAATTTGCAAAACATTCCCAGTCATGCAAAAGACATCCGAAAAATGTTCAAGGCTAGTGACGGCTATGTAATGTTATCCTGCGATTACTCAGCTCAGGAACCTCGATTGACCGTGCATTTAGCACAGGACGAAAAAGGTATTCAGGCTTATATCGATGGAAAAGATTTGTATGCCGAAATCGCTTCATTAGCTTTCAATGTTCCGTATGATGATTGTTTGGAATTTAGACCCGATGGCACACACAATCCTGAAGGAAAGGAAAGACGTAGTCGAGCAAAGGCTATTCTTTTAGGTATTAACTATGATAAAGGAATCCCGGCTATTGCAGATGATTTACATATTTCTAAAAAATTAGCTCAGGAAATATACGATGCAGTTTTAAACGCTTTTCCTAAATTAAAAACATTTAGAGAAGAGAGTCGGCAAATGGCAAGAGATCTAGGTTATGTAACTACTGCATGGGGAAGAAAAAGAAGACTTCCTGATATGCAATTAGACACCTACGAATTTTATTGGAAAGATGGTGTGTCGAAAGACTATGACCCACTTGCCGATGATGAAGATCAAAATACTGAAGTACCTGAAGAAATCGTAACATATTATTGGAATAAATTAGCTGGATGTAAGAGCTTTAAGCAACATCAAGCCGTAATTGAAGAGGCGAATAACGAGGGTATAAAGGTAGTTGATAATCGGATGAAAATTGCTGATGCAACTCGTATGTGTGTAAATGCTAGGGTACAAGGAAGTGCGGCTGACCTAACAAAATTCGCCATGTTATCTATTAGTCGTTGTGAAGAGTTAAAACAGCTTGGCTTCCGACTACTTATTCAGGTACATGATGAAATTATTGGGGAATGTCCAGAGGAGAATAAAATAAGATGTGCTGAATTACTTTCTGAATGTATGATAAATGCAGCCTCACTCTCTGTGCCTTTAAAATGTGATGTTGAAATCACAAAGTGTTGGTATGAAAACGAATAAGACTATTAATAACCATTACGACTGAATCGTAATGGTTATTTTTATTGACATTATTATAATAGTAAGGTATAATAGTAATATAAACAGAAAGGGGGTTTGTAATGTTAGATTTATATTTTGCGGGACAAGTTACAGATCATGTAGATAAGTGCTTGTTCGATATGGGAGCCAATCATCTATTCAGTTATTTGAACGAAAGGAAAAATATTGATAGATGGATTGGCTGGATTAATCAATACGGTCGAAAAGGTAAACTATTTATTGACAGTGGTGCTTTTACTGCATGGACTAAAGGTACATATATTAATGTTGATGATTATGTTTACTTTTTAAACGACAGAGTGCAGTATATTGATTTATTTGGTCAATTGGACTGTATTCCAGGAAACATCAGGCAAAAGCCTACACAAGCACAAGTATTAGATGCAGCTGTAAAAACATGGAAAAATTATTTGTATATGAGGGATGCTGTTTTAAATAAGGATGGCTTACTATATACGTTCCATGCGGGTGAACCGATATGGTGTTTGCGTAGAGCCTTAGAATGGCGAGATGAAAATGGCCAACCATTAAAATATATCGCTCTTGGTGGTATGGTGGGCAAGCCTAAAGATGTACAAAAGAACTTTTTATCGTTATGTTTTGATATTATAAAAAGTTCGAGTAATCCCAATGTTAAAGTCCATGCTTTTGGAATGACTGTAAGAAAAACTTTAGTCCAATATCCAGTTACTTCTGCGGATAGTTCTTCGTGGATTCAAAGCGGGCATAATGGAGCAATTTATACTCCATGGGGTACTATTATTATTAGTGCTCAGCAAAAGGATAAAATGGCTCACCCTTTAAATGGTAGTGCTGTAGCTTTGGAAGATTTAAAATCTTACATTAAAAGCAAGAATTTCGATTTTGAGCAGTTAATGGAAGATTATGTTCAGCGCGATTTGTGGAATGTAACATTTTTGATGGATTGGGCAAAAGAATATACTTATCATGGTGGAAAAATTATTAGGAGGCGATTATTTTGAAAGCAGTTGTATTGTTGAGCGGTGGTGTTGATAGCGCTACTTGTTTAGGTATGGCAGTTGATTGTTATGGCAATAAAGAGGTAACAGCGTTATCTATTTACTACGGCCAAAAGCATGAGAAAGAATTAGCTTGTGCTAAAAAGTTAGCGGAACATTATGGTGTTCAACATATTGTTCGGGATATTAGTAGTATTATGGAATTGAGTGATTGCTGTTTATTAAAAAATAGTAAAAATGAAATTAAACATACTACCTATGCCGAACAATTAAAGGAATTAGGTGGTGAAGGGACTGTTAGTACCTATGTACCATTTCGTAACGGCTTAATGTTATCTTCAGCGGCGTCTTTGGCTTATTCCCTCGGGGGCTGTGAAGTGTGGTATGGCGCTCATGCAGATGATGCGGCTGGTAGGGCATATCCGGACTGTACTCCTGAATTTGTGGATGCCATGCGTAAAGCAATTTTAGAAGGTACTGGCGGCCAACTTACATTAAGAGCTCCTTTGATTATGTTTAATAAAGGCGAAGTTGTTAAAGCTGGATTGTCATTGAAAGTCCCTTATAAATTTACATGGTCTTGTTATGAGGGTGGAGAAAAACCTTGTGGAGTATGTGGTACATGTAGAGATAGAGCTCATGCTTTTGAAGTTAATGGTGTAAAAGATCCAGCTTTGCGAGGTTAATTATGGCAAAAATGGTAGACGGTAAAACCATCAAAGAACTAGAAACAAGAGCAAAGACTGCTTTATATGCAAATGAATATACTAATGGTAATTTATTAGTTTCTGCTGAAGTATTATTAAATCTTATTCACGAAGTAAAAGTAAAAAGATATCATAATCGTATTAAACCAGGAGGAAGAAAATGTACACAGTTATCAAAGAATTAGAAATATCTGCATCTCATTATTTAAATCTGCCTTATGAGAGTAAATGCGCTAATCTTCACGGTCATAATTGGAAAGTTAAAATTTATTGCAAAGCTAGAGAACTTTCTGATTATGGCATGGTTGAGGATTTTACACACATTAAAAAATGTGTAATGGATGTATTCGATCATCAAAGTATTAATCAAGTTGTTCCTTTTAATCCAACAGCTGAAAATATTGCAAAATATATTTGTGATATTATTCCAACGTGTTACAGAGTAGAAGTACAAGAAAGCGAAGGGAATTTAGCAATTTATGAACAAGAAGATATATAGTGTAAATGAAATGTTTTTAAGTGTTGAAGGTGAAGGAATTAGAACTGGATTTCTTTCAACTTTTGTACGCTTTAATGGCTGTAATTTATGTTGTAGTTATTGTGATACCCTTTATGCACAAGATGTTCAAGAACCAAATATGAGTTTGTCAGAAATTCTTGAAAGCATTGCTAAAATTGGTTGTCAACGTGTAACTTTAACAGGCGGAGAACCATTATTTAGAGCGGGTATGAACGATCTTATTGAAGCTTTATCTTGGGGTGGGTATCATGTAAATATTGAAACAAATGGTTCTGTGCCGATTGAACCATGTTGTAGTTTGCCCGGAGTATTTGTTACAATGGATTGGAAATGTCCGAGTAGTGGTATGCTAGGTTCAATGCTTGAAAGTAATCTTAAAAAGCTCACTTATAATGATGTATTGAAATTCGTTGTTGCTACTAAAGAAGATTTAGAAGAATTTAAACGAATTTATAATATGGATTTGATTTGTACCTATGTTCTTAGCCCAGTGTATGGGCAGATTGAACCGAAAGAACTTGTTCAATTTGTTAAAGATAATATGTTTGAAAATACAATGGTACAAGTTCAACTTCATAAAATTATATGGAATCCGGATGAAAGAGGAGTATAAAATGGAAAATACTAAAGAACAAATGCTTATATCCGCAGGAGAGCTTATTTTACAGGCTTTTGGAAAAGATCTTCAAGATCCTTCATTAAAGGAAACTCCTAAAAGATTTGCAAAAATGATGTTAGAGCAACTTGAGGGTGAGTTCTATTCTGATTCCGATCTTGTTAGTAAGTTTGGCAAGTGTTTTGAAACAACTGGTCACGGTATTGTAACCTGTACAAATATTCCTGTTTTTAGTCACTGTGAACATCATCTTGCATTGATGTATAATATGAATGTAAGTATTGGATATTATCCAAGAACGAAAGTAATTGGACTTTCGAAGATGGCACGTATTGCTGATATGGTTGCAAAAAGATTTCAAATTCAGGAAAGAATGGGATTTAGTATTCATCGTATTATGTCTGCTATTTTATCGACTGACAATGTAATTGTAATGATTGAAGGAGAACATTCTTGTATGACTGCAAGAGGTATTAAAAAGCCAGGAGCGGTTACAAGAACTTTGCATACTAGTGGCGTTTTTGAAAATCTTGATGAACAACAATCTTTTATTAATTTAGTAAGGAGTAGTAAATAATGAAAATTGATATTATTACATCAGAGTTAAAAGATATGGTATCCAGAGTTGTTAAAGGTGCAAGTTGTGATAAACTTATTCCTTTAACGAATTATATTGGTTTTGAAGTAAAAGATAATGTATTGTGTTTAAGAACTACAGATGGGGCTAATTTTTTAAGTATTTACAAAGATAAAGTAAAAGCTCCAAATATTTCTTGTGTATTGCCTGTTGCAAGTTTTGCTAAGCTTGTAAGTAAAACAACAAGTGAGCATATTATTCTTACCATTGAGGAAGGTGTTTTAACTTTTAAAGGTAATGGATATTATCATATTGAGCTTGTACTGGACGAAAATGGGGATATATTGCAATTTCCGGACGTTTCCATAGAAATACCTGAGGATGTTAAACCCGTACGTGTTAAACAGCCAATTCTTCAGGCGGTTTATGATATTTGCACAGCAAGCTTAGCTAAAACCATTGAAAATCCTGTAATAACTGGATATTATTTCAATGACAGGGTAATGACCACGGATAGCTTGAGGCTTTGCGTATATTCAGTAAATGTTTTTAAAAGACCTGCATTATTGCCAATCGAATTATTGAAATTGTCAACTCTAATTACAGAGGAAGATGTACAGGTATATTTCGTAGATAATGATGTTATCATTAAATCCAAAACGATTGAAATTGCAGGCACACAATTAGAAGATATTGAATCGTATCCTGTAGAAGCTCTTGATGGTTTTTTAGAAACAGAATTTCCTTCTACTTGTACAATTAAAAAATCTTTAGTGCAAGCGGCATTAGACCGTTTAAGTATTTTCGTATCTGAATATGATAAAAATACTATTAAATTGTTGTTTACTAAAACAGGCCTTAAAATGATTTCTTCAAGAACAAAAGCAGAAGAAATTATTCCATATGATGAAAGTGATGATTTTAAAGAATTTGAGTGCTTATTGGACATTGTTCAATTTAAAGAACTTGTAAATACTTTATCCACAGATATTATCACTTTATCATATGGCACACCAACAGCTATTAAAATGGTAGAAGGTAAAGTCGTTCAAATTTTATCTTCTTTAGACGAGGATATCGATGGCTAAATCTTCTTTAAAAAATTTACTTACTTTAGTAAATGAGGCAAAGAAGCAAAGTCCAGTAGCAGAATCTTTTTTACAAGATTATTTGCAGTCCATTGAAAGAACAGCGAATAGTAATAAACATAAACCTAGTGCTCATTATAAGCCCAGCAGTTTGAATTGTATTCGTAATATGTTTTATCAAATTGTTGAGCAAGAACCTGACAGTTCTATTAAAGAGGCTCCCCTTATCGGTATAGGGGAGTCTGGAACTGATAGGCATGAACATTTACAAAATGCTGTTATTGAAATGAAAAAGAATGGCTTTGCTTGTGAATATTTAGATGTGGCTAAATATGTTGAACAAAAAGAATTACCCGGAATTATTGTAAAAGGTAAACGAGGTATTGAAACACAGCTTTTTAATGAAACTTGGAATATTAGTTTTTTATGCGATGGTATTATTAAATATAGAGGTGAGTTATACATTATAGAGTTTAAGACAGAAGTTTCCCGCAAGTTTGTTACTCGTAATGATGTAGATGAAGACCATAAAAGACAGGCCATTGCATATTCCTTATCTTTAGGACTTGATAAAATTATATTCGTTTATGAAAATAGGGATACTTGTGAAAAGAAATGTTATTTACTTGAAATAACAGAAAAAATGAAAAAAGATTTAATACAATTAATACAAGATTGTGATGATTATGTGGATGCGAATATAGTACCGCCAAAACCTATTGGTATTAAGGCTAAAATTTGTCAATACTGTATATATCGTTCACAATGTAGAAAGGATTAGGAAAATGCCTGTTTCATTAGGAAAAAAGTTTGAAGCTTTAATTGCTTCCCAGCTTGATGATTGCGGTGTATGTTTTGACCGTTTTAAAGATGATACAGCCGGGTATAAAGGTATTCGTAATATTTGTGATTTTGTTGTATTTTTTAATGGCTATTTGATTTATATTGAATGTAAAACTATTCATGGTAAAAGTTTTAATTTTAAAAATTTAACTGATAATCAATATAATGGCCTGCAAAATAAGAGTTCTTATAATTCAGTTATTGCGGGTATCTTGTTATGGTTTGTCGACGAGGATTTAACGATATTTGTACCTGCAAGAGTTTTATATATGTTGAAAGAGGTAGATGAACAAAAATCTATCAAAATAAATGATCTTCCTGGTGGCTGTATTGTTTTTAAAGGTAAAAAGAAAAGAACATTTTTTGAATATGATATTAAGCATAATTTACAAAAAATAATAGAGGACAGGATGAAATATGGAAATTGAACAATCTTTAGTTACAGACAGATTAAATTCTATTAATACTAATCAAAGAGCTTTAACACGTCATATTAATTCAATTGTAAAAGAGTGTTGTGGTTCTTTAGATAATTTAATGAATACAATTCGAGAAACGATTTCAAATCCTAATGTAACATTAACAAATGAACAACTTGATTATTTTATTTTAAATTTACCTGCCTTAATGTATTACGCTTATGAAAAGCAAGAACTTGTGGGCATGCGTGAAGATATTGCTAAACAAGAAAAATTACAACGTTATAATGACAGTTATTCAAGTTATGAAGGTACTGCCATAGAACGTAAACAATTAGCTGAATCTGATATTGTTTATGATGTGTTGGTTATAAGTATTTATAGTCGTGCAAGAAAGCAAATTCAGAATAAATTAGATTTAGCGACAGAAATGCTACAAAGCTTGAAAAAGGTCGCCACAAGACGTATTAGTGAAAATGATTTTAATAACCTTAATAATATGGGATATAAGGAGAATTTATAATGTACGATAGCACAATTTTTAACCATTATATTAATGAAATTGGAGATCCTAAAATTCAAGAAATTGTTGAAGAATGTTTGCAAAAATGCCCTAAAGAATTTTATACAATGCCAGCCTCAACCACAGGTAAATATCACCCGCCTTTTGCTCTTGGTGAAGGTGGATTAGTTCGTCACACATTAGCAGCTTGTTGCTGGGCTAAAGATTTATTGCAGTTAGAGCAATATTCCATTTTATTGCCAAAAGCAGATTATATTCTAGCCGCTTTGATTTTGCATGATAGCGTTAAAAAAGGTTTTGGAAAATCAAAATATACTGTTTTCGAACATCCTATTTATGCAGCGGAACTTGTGACAAATGTTTGTGAAGAATTAGCTGAAACTAATGGTTCTAGAAGATATATTGAATGTGGTGCAGTTATTAGTCGTTTAATTGCTTCTCATATGGGGCAGTGGAATAGGGCTTTTAACAGTAATGTAACTTTACCGAAACCAAAATCAGACATACAACAATTTGTTCATTTATGTGATTATTTAGCAAGCAGAAAGGGTGATCCTGATGTCTATATTAACAGTAGTGCAGGAAGTGAACAAGAAATTTAAATCTGAAGTTATATTTCAGGGTCGAGTAAAATATGAGCAAAGTAAGAATAAATTAAAATTTACAAGTTGCAGATTAAACTATATGCTTTATGGAGGTTTACCTCGAGGTAAACTGATTGAATTTGCAGGGGAAGAAAATTCCGGAAAAACAACTACAGCCCTTGACGCTGTTGGTAATGCGCAGGTATTGTTTGCACAAGAATATGAAGATGAATTAAAAGCTTTTGAAGAAATTCCAAAGAGAAATAAATCACAAGAAGAAGCCTATAAACATTTAAAAGCAAGAGGACCTTTAAAATGCTTATTTGTGGATTGTGAGAATACATTGGACGAAGATTGGGCTGAATTATTAGGAGTAAATGTAGACGAGTTGTGGGTAGTAAAACCAACTAACCAAACGGCAGAACAAGTTTTCGACATTGTACAAAACCTTTTAGAAACAGGGGAATTTGGACTCGCTGTGTTAGATAGTCTTGCAGTATTGATTTCACAGGATGTTTATGAAGAATCCAATGAAAAAAGAAGTTATGGTGGCATTTCAATTCCATTAACAAGATTTACTAAACAGTTAGTTCAAATTTGTTCAAGATTTAATACTACTTTTATTGGTATTAATCAATTAAGGGATAAGATTAATAGTCCTATGGGTGGCAAGGATACTACTGGTGGACGCGCATGGAAACATAATGCAATAATTCGATTATTTTTTAGTAAGGGTAATTTCTTTGATGAAAATGGTAAAGATTTAACAAGAAATACAGAATCCCCCGCAGGTAATTATGTGTTGATAAATATGCCAAAAACAAAAGCATGTAGACCTGACCGTCGTGTTGGTAGTTATACACTTAACTATACTTTTGGAATTGATTGGGTATCAGATTTAGTAGACCTTGCAATTAAATTAGGTTACATTGACCAATCCGGAGCATGGTTTAGATTTGTATCAAAAGATGGCGAAATTTTAACTGATGTAGATGGTGAAGAAATTAAATTGCAAGGTAGGCAATCTGTTGTTGAATTTTTAGAAGCAGAAGAAAATTTGGATTTCCTTCAGGATTTGGATGATGACATTGCAAAAGTTATTTCTTCTAATGTTCGTTGAAAATAATCATTGACAATGACCCTGTATGATAGTATAATAGTATCATACAGGGGGGGGGGCGGTAAATGCCACTATTTGATATTAAAAAGTTAGCTAAAAAAGAACCTACTATTCCAGAAGATATTAAAATACTGATTAAGCGTCGAAGGTTACAATTAATAGTTCATAGTTGCATTTATTACAGGTTAAATGATAATTTAATTTCTGATGCAACTTATGATAAATGGGCGAGGGAGTTGGCAAAACTTCATCAGAAATATGGTGTAATAAAGATAAATTGTTACGATGAATTTTTTAGTGATTGGGTATACGCACTAGGAAAAACATATTCTGGATTTCAATTACCTATTAATAATTATGAAATTGTAACTTTAGCACAGGACTTGATAAAGGAGTTTAATTCTAATGGACACAAGAAAATATAGCAATTTACAAGAAAAAAGAATTGCTAAAAAGCTTCACGGAAGAAAGCAGTTAAACAGTGGGGCTACTATGTTTCAGAAAGGAGATGTAATTACTGATAAGATATTAATTGAATGTAAAACTAAAGTTAAAGAATCTAAATCTATTTCAATTCAAAAAGATTGGATTGAAAAGTTAAAGGAAGAGGCATTCGCGATGCGTCGTCCTTATTGGGCAATAACATTTAATTTCGGAGATAATGAAGATTACTTTATTATTAATGAAAAACTATTTAAACAATTAATGGAGGGTTTACAAGATGAATAATGATACTGTAAGGCGAGTTTTAATATTTATGAATCAGGTGAATGAGGGAGTTTTTGGAGATAGCGAAAGTAACCAAAAAGAAATTATTGAATTTTTAAGTAGTGTTCCAGATTTTGGTGATTTTGTTGAAAAAGAAAAGATCATTGATTGTAATATATCAGCTGTTTTTACAGCACATGAAACTGGTTTTTCATCTGATGTGGAGACTAATGGATGTGAACTTGGCATTTTATATGCTATTATGGGAATTGTTATTGATGCTGCAAGACGTCATAAAATTTCACCTTTGGCTTTATGTATGGGTTTAATGTCAATATTACTTAATGGTGAAAAGATGACCAAGGATTTAAAAGATAATAAAGAAGATTCTTTATTTGAAATTTTGAAGAAGATGAATAAGGAGTTTATGAATTAAAATGATTTCACTCGCTGTTAAATATAGACCAACAACTTTTAATGACGTAGTAGCTCAAGAGAATATTAAAGCTATTCTTGAACAGCAAATTGTTACAAAAAATCATAAAAATTGTTACTTATTTACTGGCGGTGCTGGCACAGGTAAAACGACCTGTGCTCGCATTTTTGCCAATGAATTAAATGGTGGTAAAGGTAAAGCTATTGAAATTGATGCGGCTTCCAATAATGGTGTTGAAAATGTTCGTAACATTATTGATGACTCTAAACACAAATCTTTAGATGGCGAATTTAAAATTTATATTTTAGACGAAGTTCATATGTTAAGTACAGGCGCATGGAATGCCATGTTAAAACTTTTAGAAGAACCTCCACTAAAAACAATCTTTTTAATGTGTACTACAGACCCACAAAAAATCCCGGCTACAATATTAAGTCGAGTTCAAAGATTTGATTTTCATCGTATCCCAACAAATCAAATTGTGGAAAGATTAGATTTAATTCTTCAAAAGGAAAATTATGATCTTGAAGTTAATGCAGGGATTTGTTATGAATGGGATAAAGAGGCATTAGAGTACATCGCTAAAATTGCAGATGGCGGAATGAGAGATGCCATTACATTATTAGATAAATGTTTATCTTATAGTGGGGATATTACCGTTGAAAATGTAGTTAACGCATTAGGGGCAACAGATTATGGTGTAATGTTTGAATTACTGGAATATATATATGAAAAAGACGAGTTTAACATTATAGAAACCATTGAAAATATATATATGGATGGCAAAGATTTAAAACAATTTACACGCCAATTCTTTTTCTTTGTGCTTGATTTAGTTAAATATAATATTTGTCATAATTTTGATTATGTTCAAATTCCTAGTTCTTACAGTAAAGAGTGTAAATTAGAAACTGGTAAGAAGCAATTTATAATTGTTTTAACTGGTGCATTGCAAGAATTACTTAATCGTATTAAATGGGAGCAGAATCCAAAGCAATTTATTATTGCAGGGTTGTTGACATTATGATGCAAGAAGAATTAAAAAATACTTTAGATAATTTAACATTTGCAAGATTTATGATTATTTCGGGGGCTAGTTCTATAGCCTCCGAAGATATTGCAAAGTGTATTAGTGCTAGATTGCAAACTGTTTATATCCATTGTGGTAATAAAGTTGATGATGTTCGTAATATTATTTCAATGGCATATAAACAAACAAAACTTATTATGTATGTTTTTAAAGATTGCGATAATATGAGTAATGCAGCTAAAAATGCTTTACTAAAAGTTATTGAAGAACCTCCACAACAGGCTTACTTTGTAATGTTATTGAAAAGCACATCAAATACATTGGCAACTATATTAAGTCGTGGTATGTTAATTTCTTTATTACCATTTCCACCTTCAGAACTTAAAGAATATGCTCTACAAATTCAGCCAAAACTAAAGAATGAAGAATTGACGAAAATTGCAAAAGTCTGTGAAACTCCGGAACAGGTAAAAATGTTATTAAATTATGGTGTTCAGGATTTTTGTGATTATGTTCGTAAGGTTGTTGAAAATATTCCAGAAGTCACAGTTACAAATTGTTTAAAAATAGCAAATCAGATAAACTTTAAAGAAGAGGAAGATAAATATGATCTGGAATTATTTTTAAATACTTATACGAACTATCTTTTAGAATGTTTTATTGATGGGGATTATGATAAAGAACAATTAGATTTTTCAACTCAATCTACTTTGAAATTAAAATCCATTTTGCAGTATAGTGGTATTAATAAAGCCATGGCTTTTAAAAAATGGTTAATTCAGCAATGGGAAATTTTAGGGGGTGAAAATGTTGAATGAAGAAAAAATTGCATTATTAAATGTTGGCGACGAGCTTTATGTTGGAGTTATTTATAAGCAACGAATATTATATCGTCATGCAAAATTTCTTAGTTATGATCCAGAAACAAGAATTTTAAAAGCACTAGGTGATAAACGTAATAAAAATACAGGAAAGTTAATTTGTAATATAGAACATAAATTTCCTTTAGATAAAATCGTTTTATTAGGTGTTCAGGGAATCACTATATTCGCAGATGAAAATTATTATGAAAAAGAATAAAATACGTCAGATATATCGGGATATTATTAAGAAAAATATTCGCATTTGCAGGTGTGGGAAATTGACACGCCTGCAAATAATATTTATTGGGAATGTAAAATATCGTCAATATGTATGTCATAAATGCGGATTAATATATCAAGTGAGGTACGATAAGAAATGAATATAGCTGAATTAAAAACACAAATCAAATCGAATGAATTAGATAATGTGTATATTTTTATTGGTGAAGAAATTTATATTCGAAATGTTTATATAGATAATATTGCAGATTTAGGTTATTTAAAACAGGAAATGCCAACAGTGGCAGATGTTTTTAAAAAATTAGGGGCTAATAAACTAATAAACAAGCCTGTATTATATGTTATTAGAGATGATACGGACTTTATAAAACAGGATATTGTTGTATGGCAACGGTTAGAGGCTTTGTGTACTTCCGGAGCCTGTAAAGTAATACTCGTTTATAACACATTAGATAAACGAAGTAAATTTTATAAACATTATGAAGATACTATAGTTAATTTTGAAAAATTATCGGAGCCTATTTTAATTAAGTATATTCAAAAAGATTCCGATTTAGATACAGCACAGGCAAAAGATTTAATTAAAAGATGTTCTTCAAACTATACATTATGTTTATTAGAACTAGATAAATTAAAAATGCTGGCACAAGTAAATAATACAACAATTAGTAAGCTATATAATAAAGCTGTTAATGATGGAGTATTAATTGCACTACCTACAGCCGAGTTACAATTATATATTAATGCAGTTTTAGAACGTGATTTTGCCAAGGCTATTGAAATTTCTAAAATGTTAGACGAAAAGACAGATCCACCTCTAAAAGTATTAGCCTTTTTATACAATACTTTTGAAGCACTATTCTCCGTTGTAGCATATGAGTCCGGTTATAGTTTCAAAAAAAATGAGTCCGGTGTGAATTTTTGGGCTGTGAAAAATGCTGAAATTTTTAGTTTTAAATGGCAAATTGCCGAGGTTCGAGATGTTATGGATTATATTCAAAGTGTTGAAAGTGGAATAAAGATGGGCATTGTATTCGCCGAAACAGCCATGGATAATTTAGCCGTTCTATTTATGACAATACAATTAGGATTAGAAATTCGAAATTCTAAATGAAGCATTTGTGAAATTTAATTGCGAATTGTTTTCCTGATGTTCAATCGAAAAGAATGTGTTGTAAATTTTGTAAGTGCAAAAGGGCAGCATTATATCCACGAGGGCAGCAATTGATTTTTGGGGGCAGCATCATGATTAAAAATATCACTCACTGCTTGCGGTGTGGTAAACCATTGAAGGATAGCATTTCAAGACAAAGAGGATACGGTGCTGAATGTTATAAAATCATAACTAGGAATCGTTCCTATAAGAATTATAATTTATTGAGGATTGGTGAACAAAATGGAAATAGTGGCAAAAAGGATTTACAGGGAAATTGAAAATATTCTTATTAGAAATAATAAAGTTCCTAATAATGTAAATCAAAAAGCAAATAATATTTTTAAATGTGTACAAGCATTAAAGAGTTATTGTCAACAACACAGCGATTTACATTATAACCTAATAGTTGAATATTACGAAACTCCTTTTACTATTAATCGTGACCAAAAATTAAAACAATTTGCTGATAAATACAGTATTAATATTAGTCACGTTTACTTAATAAGAAGAGAGATTCTTTTGCGGTTTTTGGTAATGCTACAACAAAAAAAACTTTATACAATACCAGTCGAAAATGCTTGACTAGTATTTAATTTTATGGTATACTTTAGTTACAAATAAAAAAGGGGTGTATATCATGAAAAAATTTCAATTATTAAAATGGACTGCCGAGGTTAGGGAAAAAGAACTGCAATTTCTGTTTTTTAATGGCCATAGCGTTGATTTGTTAGACGACTCTAACCCCACTGTAATATTCGAAACTGAGTCCGAAAGCGAAGCCTATAATTATTTAGAAAAAGAAAGCGAATTGCTTTGCATTCATATTTTTAACCACTGCGGTTTAAAGTTCGCCAATGTTGACTGCCTTATGTTGCAGGAAGTTGAAGTAGACGAAGACGGCGATGTTGTAGAATGTGAATATCTGGATATTCGTTACCCGGAGGGGGAATAAAAAATGAAAAAGTTAACAGTAATACTATTTATATTGGTAGTTACCTTTTTAACAACTCGGCCAGTCGATTCGCCTGAAGGTTTTAAGCCAAAACCACGGCTAATCACCCAAAACGAAACACACGAATTTTACGAAGAGCCACAAACACACACTATAATTAAGGTTAACAAGCGTACTGGCGAGGCAGTCGACCTGCAAAAAACTCGTGAACAATTATTTAAATAGCCTGCATTTGCAGGTTATTTTTTTTTGCATTTTTGCCAATCACCCTAAATTTCTTCACATTTTAGTTTTAACGGTTTTTAGGCTTTATAGGTATAAATATATGCGGTCACACTAAAAAACTTAATACAGGCCATTTATGAAGACGAAAGTTATCCACAGGCTGTGAATAAAGTTGTGGATAACTTTTTTTGAAAATTTTTTCATAAAAAGTGTTGACTTTTAAATCACAATCGTTTATAATTAAGTTACAAGGTAAACAAATAATAAAGGGGGCAAAAATATGTTAACTAAAAAACAAAATATTGAATTAGGTCGGTTTGCATTGTATATCGAAAGCCATGATGAACAATTTAAATATATGTTGCTAAACCGACTGCAAACAGATTGCAAATACTATTTAGGTTATGGCAACGGCAATGAACGCCACTTGTGGGGCGAAACTGTTGAAATGCACATCGAATATATGTACATTATATATGATAGTTTAAAAATTAAGCCAGAATGGCTAACCGAGCAACAAATTAAAGTTTATAGCGATTTAATGTTACAAATTAAAAATGATAAAAATTTTTAAAAAGTGCTTGACTTTATAAGCAAAATCGTTTATAATAAGTATAACAAATAAACAAGGGGGTCATAAAAATGACTGAACAAAAATTAAACAAACTAGAACAACAAATTATTAAATTACTGGAGTTGGCGAACAAAAATACCAACCAAGCCGAGGCCATTGCAGCGGCCGCTAAAGCCCAGGAATTAATGGCAAAGTACAACATTAAATTACAAAACATTAGCAAAAAACCTGCAAATATCGTGGCTGAATTTGCAGTGAATGCAAGGGGTAAAAGTTACCGTTTTGCGCTAGCAACAATTTTAGCTAATAATTATGGTGTAAAATTAATATGGGCTGAAAAAATGATTCCAGTATTTTATGGTTACGAAAATAACGCTAAAACGGTTACCAAAATTTACGAATGGTTATGGCAGGCCATTCACCATATGGCCGATAGTTACCAAACGAAAATTTGGAAACAGGGTAACGGAGTTAAAGGCGTGTATAACAGTTTTGTCGATGGTTTTTTAGTAGGTTTAAAAAAGGAGCTTGACAAAAACTGTACGGCTTTAAAAATTACAGTTGCCGAGGAAGTAAATACCGAGTTCGACAAATTTATGGCCGAAAAAGGGGCAGGCACTTTTAAAACTAAAAAGCGTAACGCCCCTGTTGATAAATGTGCATTTTTGCAAGGAGTAGCTGAAGGTTCGACTATTATGCAACGTAAACAAGTGGAGGCTAAATAATGTTAATCATGTTGCTAGTATCATGCGCCATTGTGTTTGGCGCATGGTACTTAATTAATAACGAATACGCTTTTACAAAATTATGTGGTTTTATTGTAGTAACAATTATTTATATTGCAGGTTTCCCTATTTTCATGCTGCTTAATTGGTATAAAATGTTAAAAAGGTTTAATAACACATTTAGGAAGGATGACTAATATGAAAAATGGTGTACATTTACAAGGTTTTAAGGGCTATTTTGAAGGTACTAAAGCAATTGATATTAAAGTTGGCGATGTATTAGTTTGGAATTATGGATTATTAAGCAAAGTTATTAGTAAAGAAATATCACCTTCAGGTAAAAGTGTTTATTTAATTACACAGCCATTTACTAGAACAATTCATGGTAATGTTGAATATGATATGTTACGTCGAAACCGATATAACATCAATACTCTATTAGTCACTAATCCATTAATGCCATTATAGGAGGTTTAATTATGATTATTGGAAATGATATAGTATTAAATGTTGAGGACTTTTTAGGAGCGATGATTAATAGTTATTTACTGTTTGCTCCTTATGCCGACCTTTCATATGATGAAATAGCCCAATTACTTGAAGAGTATTTTTGTGATTATATAGCACAATATGGTATTGTAATATTAAAACTATATACGAAAAAAACCGAAAAAGGAATATTTATTGATTATAAATATAATGGCATTAAAAAGTGTTATATTTATACCCAACAATTTTAAAAAAGTTTAAAAAAAGTATTGACTTTGCTATAAAACTATGTTATAATTTATTTAACAGGTAAAGCAAAGTCAATACTTGTTAAAAACAAAAAAGGGGTGTACATTATGAACTTATACGAATTATTTAAAAAATTTGAAACTGAATTTTTGGCAGGCCACGAAAAAATTAAAACAGAGCTTGACTTCGAACTTTTCGTCGGCAAACTGAGTGAACAAATTTTAGGTGATGTATATAGCCTTGACACTGTTTATAAAACTGGGGGTAATCATATTGAAGTCACTGCCGTTGGCTATGGTTACAGTTTTGAAGTTGAATATCATATTACTAAACATAAACTATTAAAGTTAGCAGTAATCAATACACTTTTCGGCGACCGTCGAATTACTTATGCAGTTGAATATGATTAAGTCCGTTTTTAAATTAAGTACGTTTTTAAAATATACAAATTTTTAAATTGTTGAAATTTTTAGGCTGGCAAGGGGTATATATAAACCCTTTACCAGTCTATTTTATTATTAATGTAGGCACATTTTCGTTGGCGTTAAAATGGTTATTCGTATAAAAATAGCCCTAATTGCAAGGGCTATATATTAGTTATCTGCAGAATGTAAAATTCGGCAAAATTTTAAATTTAAAAATCATTAGCAATTAAGAAAATAGCTAAAATAACAATATTAAGAATATAGGAATAACTCTTAATTTGAAATCATTATCAAAGAAGGTAGCATTGCATTTAGGGCAGCAAACGGTTTAGGGCAGCATCGTATATTTGTACTTAACAGCAGCTTTACCCTATTAGTAACTTGCATTAATAGCAAATATTGGTTACTAGCAACATTTACTAATTATTTAAAAATGCACATAAGTATTGCGTATTAATATTACTATTTTATTATTAGTAATTATTACTAATTTGCTTTATACATTGGCATATTTAAACTATACCACTTCGATTTAAATTTGTAAATAGGTTACAATAAAAAAAGATGCTAAAATTTTTTATAAAAAAGTATTGCAATTTTACAAGCAAAGGTGTATAATATAGTTAAGGTAAAAAGTTACCTACAAATAAATAAAAAAAGGGTGTGTTTATTTATGGCAAAAGTGGCAAAAACCAAAAATAGTGGTACTTACAAAAATTTAGTAGGGGCAACCAATTATTACAATGCAGTTTTGCAAAACCTGCAAAACCTACAAATACCAGTTAACAAAATTAATAATATGCAATATGTATTAAATGCAGTAAATATTGCAACCTACAACACTAACCCGGCGGCGCTGCAATATAACCCAATAGTTAACCAAGTAAGTGGTGGGGTACAATATACCTTTAGTTATATGCAATGGCAAAATTACCCACAGTTAACTACTAATATTGGTATTACTACCGATATAGTAATAGTTATTAATAACAACGGTGTAGTAAATGTAAACCAGTTGCAAATGGTATACGAGTGCAGTTATGCACCAGCATTTATTAGTAATGTGTTGCAAATACCATATGGTGGCTATTTAAATACTACTTTTAATAATGCACCAGTGCAAATAGTAAATTATGTTAGCGAGGGCTTTTGGCAAATAGGCATTGGTAACAATTAAAAATAATTATTAATAAGGTAGGCAAAAACCTACCTTATTTTTTTTGTAAAAGTGCTTGCAAAATTATGCTTTTTATGGTATAATAAAGGTAACAAATAAACAAGGGGGTAAATACCTATGCTAATCAATTATGTAAACAATTTAAGCAATTTAGTTAACCAATTTGTACCAATTTACCAAACAATACTCGATACTATTAATAACCCTAACGAAATTAGTAATATTTACCAATTACTCGATAATATTACCGAGGAGTTAAATGCAAACGGTAACGAGTGCGAGCTCGAGTTTATGGCTAATAACCAATTTATATTAACAACATATACCAGCAATGGTAATTGCATTATAAATGTAATGCCCGGCGGCGCCAATATTAGTTGTAGCGTTGGTATATGTGGCACTGCAAATTTACTTTATACCGATACATATAACTTTTAATATATAATAATTTTGCCCCCTGCAAAAGGGGGTATTTTTTTTTGGCTAAAAACAGGCAAAAAAAATAACCTGCAATTTTGCAGGTTATTAATTTTTTAAACAATACAAACCCCAACAAAAACAATATAGCCATTTTTATTAGTACGCCAGTTTAAACAATAACAATTATTATAATTATGGTGTTTTACCGTTATACTAAAATTGTTGCGTTTTGGTTTGCCATAAAATTTTAATGTTAAAACCCTAAAACCAAGTGCTTTAACATATTGTAACAATACAGCACTTGTAATTTTAACGCCATAATTTAAATTGTGGCAATTTAATTGCGCAAAATGTTTGTACAAATATTTACTAACTTGCATATTAAATACCCCCTTGTTTATTATGGTTTTATTATAACATACTTGCTTGTAAATTACAATATACAATATTAAAAAATTACAAGCAAAATATGTAAACATATTTTATAAAATGATGTAAAAGTAATAAAAAATATAATAAAAATAGCGTATTTTGGCAAATTAGTAAATTGGCAATAGGCTTTATAGGTATATAAATTGGCTATAAAAGGTTTTTGCTTGCAAAGGTATAAGTAATAGGGCAAGTTAAAAAAGTATTAATACAGGCAAAATTTGGCGGCGGCGTAGTAAGTACAAACGTATTTTAGTGACTATTGAAAATATTAAATAATAAATAACAATAATAGTAATAATACAACAAACAATAACACAGAATAATTAGCAAACAATATAATTAGCAACAATTATTAATAAGCAATAAAAAAGATTAAAAAGCCAGTATTTATGCAGATTGCAGGTAAATAAGCAAATATAATTAGCTAGTAAAATAAGAGTAATAGGAATTAATATTAATAGTAATAATAATGCTGTTTAATAACAAATATTAGTAAGGATAATGAACTCTAATAATACCATATAAAATTTAATCCGCCGCGCTGTGTAAAAATTATTAGGTTTTAATAATATATACAATATAGAAAACACTACAATATAACAACATATAACACTAATAATAATATACATATAGAAAGCTTTTAATAATTAGTAATAGGTAAAATATACCATAGGTTACTACATAGTAGAGTATAGAAATATATACAATATAACATATAGTATAGGGTGAAATATATTACCATTTAGAGTTTAGTATATGTTACCATGTTGTATTGCATATTATGTTATATTAGGTAGCTATTTACCATGTTTATATGCAAGTAATAGTAGAAATATAGTGTTTAAGGGCTACAAACAACATATACATATAAGGATTTAATACTATTTTTGCCGCTGCATGATAAGCACAAGCTCATTATTAGTAACAATTACTGATTATGAAGGAAGATTAATATATAATATATGTATATATACAATATATACCATAATACAAGCCATGCAAACAAGCAATATATTATAAGCAATAGCTATTATTAATTAAAAAGCCAGTGTTTATGCCATTCGGCGGTAAATAATAAATGAATATTATTAGTAATATAGATGATTATGAAGTATAGATAAATAGTAAAAGTGTATTATTAGTATATATACAAAATAATACCCTACTATTAATTAGCATAATAAGCTAATAGCAATAGCTATTGATAAGCATAAGCAACTAGATGCCCTTACCATGTTATTAATCTTCATAATTAATACCCCCAGGAGTCCGTTTTGAAGATGTGGCCTACCACCCACCCCTACCATAATACATCTCCATTAATGGATGATTTTCCATAATCAAAAATATACCCCCCTATAGAGTGATTTCTACCAATCAAAAACACAAGCCATGTAAAACCATTTAAGGAGTTAAATCATAAAATCTAAAAGCAAAAATACAGACCCTTAATGGACGATTTATGCCGTTAAAAATAATTGTTGACAAATATGTTAGATAGCATTATAATAAACGCATAGCCGCAAAATAGGGCTAAAAACTGTAAATAAAATGTTAGGAGTTGGGAAAATGCCTTAATGAAAACAGTCCGTAAACGGCCGTAAAAAATTTTTTAATGTAATTATATGAAAGGAGTTTAAAAACAATGAACAAAGAGTCTGTAGAGATTATCAACAGGTTAAGGGCAATTTTACAGGATTCATGGATAAATGAATTGCCGGATAATGAAAAAATAGCGATAAATTTTAATAAGTCAGAATTAAAATTGATATTGAATTGTATGTCTAAAGAAGAATCAAAGCCTGTTAGAATTGATCGTGGTCTATGTGGTTATGATATTGTTTGTTCACATTGTTCAAGTATGTTGAAGAAATTACCAATTTATGACGAGAAAGAATTTTTAGATGTTTTAAAAGATCCATTATATTATACAGGTAAATATTGTAGATATTGTGGGCAGGCTCTCGACCTTTCTCCAGTAGAAAAATTTAAAGAGGACTTGAGGATAATTGAGGACGATGAATAAGACAATGAATGAAAGAGATATCCCTAGGAGGCTAAATTATGACATTCTTATCAATGTTGGGCTTAACTATTATTATTAGTGTATTTGTATATTATTTATATGTACTTTGTGATTTATTATCCGTGGCGGAGAGTGCATGGGTAAAGCTTTTTATATTAGTTACTGCTAATATTTCCATTACACTTTTCTTGTGTTTACTTAATTACTTATGAAAATAGGAGGATGTTAATATGTATGAACCAGTTTTAGTAGATGAAAAATTAGACCTTTATAATGTATATGAAGTTCATGAGAATTATAGAATTTTAGCCATGGCCGTTAATGTACCTTTGCAGGTAGCCGAAGAAATTTGTCATATTTTAAATAATTTTGAACCTGTTATATTAAAAACTTGCCCTATATGTGATCAATCAGTTACAATTAATGAATATATATCAGACTATTTATATTCTATTAATTGTGAATGTTGTGGCTTGAAAACTAGACGTTTTAGAAGTAAACAAAATTTAATAAAATATTGGAATGCGACAAAATCTGAACAAGCAATGCGTTATTTACAGAAAGATGTTCAATTATGTCAAAATCTGAAATAAAGTACGTAGGCTGGTGCCATGAGTGCAAATACTTGGGTAGTTTTCACTGTGGTATTTGTCAAAGGGAAAATTTAAGCGTAAAAAATTTTGCTCGTCTATGCCTTGGCTTAGATATCATATCTCCTTTTGGTAGACCTTCTGAATTTATATCTAAGAACAAAAACCGTTGGGTAAGAATGGAGCGTGAATAAAAATATGGAAATTATAAAAAATATAACAGAAGTTAGTGATGTCTATTTTAATGATGATAAATGGAACACATATGATGGATATTGTATTGAAACAGATTCAAGACAATTATATTTTGTCATAAATAATGGACAATGTTGTTGCGAAAATTGGGGCTATTTATCTAGTGAAGACGATTTTGGAAGCTTTATTGGCAGTGAATTAAAAAATGTTTATGTTACCGATACTGAGTTGGGGATAATAGTATCAAACATGAAAGAAGATCTAGATGCTGGATCAGCTATGTTTATTAATGTTGAAACGACTAGAGGCTTGTTACAATTTGCTGCATATAATGAACACAGCGGATATTACGGGCATGATGTACGATTGGTATCAAAATATGATGACAAGACCGTTATTGAGGCTGACGACGTATTGTGACAATGAAACATATATTATAATTTAAGGAGTTAGGATAGATTATGAAATTAATAGATAAAGACGCTTTAAGCATGGAACTAATGAATGAAGTGTTAAACGCTTATGCAAAGGCTGATTTTCGTTTTGCTCATGCGTTAAACGTTTTTCAAGGTTTAATAGACAAAGCCCCTACAGTAGAAGAACGCAAGCACGGGCATTGGGAAGATATTGATTTAGATACGAGCGTATGCAGTGTTTGCAAAAAACCGCAAGAATACGAAACAAAATACTGCCCGGAGTGCGGCGCGTGGATGGTGAATAAATTATGAGATTGATAGACGCTGATAAGGCGAAAGCTGAGTTATTAGCAATAGCTGAAACTATACCCGCTTGGCCTGGCTTTTTCGACGGCATTAGAAGTGGTTATCAAAGTGCTGCTGATAGGCTTGATACAATGCTAGTTGTAGAAGAACGTAAGCATGGGCATTGGATTGAATTAGAACCTGATAAGTATGGCAACTTTATCCAATGTAGCGTATGCGACAGCAAGTTCGGATTATATAGCAAAGACAATTATTGTCAGGCTTGCGGGGCTATTATGGAAAATAACGGAGATGACGATGATGAATAAATATATACAACAATTTTTAGACGATAATGATTTACAAGCAGGTGAAAAATTTTATATTTTGGATAAAGACCATGAAAAGATATCTAATGAACTATTTTATATCAATAAAAATTTTGAAAAACCGGAAGATATTTTAAAATGTGCCAGTAGAAATGGTGGTCATTCTTATAATTTACTATGTTTATTAATTGGCAGAGCTTTTATAAAGAAAAAACCTTTTTATCCTAAATATGGTGAAATGGTTTATTATGTGACTGTTTCAGGTTATATTCAAGAAGTCAGATTTGATACGGACTCTACACTTCATCAATTATTACGCAAAGCAGGAAAATTATACAGGTCGGAAGAAGAAGCGATAAGACATTTAGATAAAGACCATAAAGATTTAATAATACAGGAGGAAGAATAATGAAAGAAGAAACAATTATTCAGATTTTAAATAGTTTAACCACAGTAGGCGAAAAAAGTTTAGATGATTTAATTGAATATTATGGGCATTATATGTTTAATGATTTAATTGCAATGGTATTTTTAGAAATTTTTATAATTTTTATTTTTTATCTTTTTTATAAGTTATTTCCAAAATATAGGTATAACAATGATATATTGTTTATCATAACTTTAATATCTGTTATTCTTGGCATATTAAGTATAGGTATGGTGTGTTGTTTCATTACTGGCGTCAGTGAGTATTTAGCCTATTTACAAAATCCGTTAGGGGCAACTTTGAATTATTTAATAACTGGACGGTAATTATTAGGAGTTAAATTTATGAATGGTAAACTTGATTCTTTTATTTTAGGTATATTATTTACTGTCAGTCTACAACTATATATGCGCAATAAATCTTATTTTAATTTGATTATATGTATACTTTTAATTTTGTATGCTATAAGACAAATAATATTTTAAGGAGAATTATTATGTTATATCGTTTTATTTTTAAAATACTAAAAGAATTAGCGGAAACTCAGATAGATTTAGAAATAACAAGATCTAGTAACATGACTATTTTAACTTTATTATTAGAAAAGAAAATCTGTAGTAAAGAAGAATATGTTTCTATATTTAATGAAATACAATCTAAGAATATGGAAAATATTAATCAAATTAAGAATAAAATTCACGAAATAGAAGAACAAATTAAACAATATGAACAACAAATGAGAAAGAAGGGTTAATAATGTTAGTTAAAGCTACAGCTATAGTTAAATTTAGTGGTATTTATAAATGGGATATTATCAATCCCCTTAAAGATTGTCTTAAAAATGGAAAACCGATAAAAAATGAACAACTGGGGTATGAATGTAATGTTTTTGATTTATTCATTCACGATGCAACAAAAGCCTTTGTAAACGCCGAATTTAAATTAAAAATAGGGGTAATTTTACCTGTCACAGAAGAACAATTTATAGAAGCCAATAAAAATATTAAAGAGATTGTAAATACAGATACTGCCATTATAAATTGTGGTGCGTATGGTAAAGGTAGAATATATCATTTAGAATGTACTAAATTAGCAGATAGTGAAAGAGGTAGATTATAATGGAAATTATTAATGATGAAAATTTAACTAAACTTATCGAGGCCATGGTTTGTGTTTGTCAGGAAGATGAAGATGTTACAATAAGACAAAATGCTTTACAATGTATTTATGAGTTAACAAATAAAATACTAGATATGCAAGTTAAAGATAAGTATTTAAATCCAATAGTTGTTGATATTAATCAGAAATGAGTGTAGAAAATGAATCTAATAGTTAATTCAGAATTATTTGAAGCTTTTACTAAAGTATTACATTATTTAAAAATTCATAAAATTGATTATATTAAAACTAATGATATTAAAATGATTGTAAAGCCAACACAAACAAAAAAAGTTATTTATAAGGTTCGGCAATATAGGGAGAAAAAACGATGGACAAGGGAAGCTTTATCCGCCGTTTCCGGAGTAGCCCCTACAACTATTAGACTTATCGAAACAAATACCAGTGATAGACAGAATAGTGTTCGATTAAGTACCCTTATCAGTCTTGCACAGGCTTTAAATGTAAAAGTTAAAGATTTATTCGAGGAAGTGAAGGAATGAAATGTACTATTTGCAATAAAGAAAGTGATAAATTAGTAGATTGGATTCCTAAATGGTTTTCTCCCTATCAATGCACAGAATCACAACTTGAAACCGTTACTTTACACGTTTGTAAATCCTGTATGGCAGATTTATACTTAAATAATATTTATGTGCAAGAGTGCATTGTTTTCATTCACCTAAAATATTATAACGCTGCCTTGAAACAGGATATATTACACATGGCAACAAAAGAATTTATTAATTTGTTACAAAATAAATTTGAAAGGAGAAAAGAAAATGTTCACGGAAACTGAAATCTTTTTAATTTTACTTATTCTTTGTAGTATTATTGTTAATGTGGTATTATATTTCATGTGGAATATAGCTACAAAAAAATTTTCTGAATTACAAAAACAATATATTGATTATTTAACTAAATGTTCTAATGATTTGAAAGAAAAAGAATCAATCTTAAAAGCCTATGATACATGCTTGCATAATAATAAAATTCTTTGTGAGGCTGTTAAAGAATTATTAAAACCTGATGCAGATACGGTTAAAGTTAGTCGTAAATTGGAGGAAATAAAATGTTTGAAATGATATGCAATGGTTTTGTTGGAGTTGCAATCGCTTTTTGCTTTCTTAAATCACAAGCAGGTTTTTGGATAACTTCCATAGAAATTTTATTAGCCTGTATTTTATTTATGTTACTTAGAATACATATGCTGTTATGGAAAGGGTTGAATAAGTAATGTTAGAGTTTTGTGTGGTTGCATTTATAAGTACATTAGGGGCTTTTGTGTTTTCTGATGTAATTATGAATTTCTTACGTTGGTTAACATGGATACTTGGCTATCATTTAGAGCAAGGTGATAGAGTTCTTGTTTCCGGAGTTGGTTTAGGCGTCGTTTCTCATGCTTTAAATCCTGAATTAGTTAGTGATTCTGAAGATATATATGCAGTGAAAATTGATAAATGTGATGAATATTATATTGGGGCTTTCAAATTTTATCAAATTCATAGAATTTATCGTAGAGGTGAAGATAATGCGTAATTTTGAAAAAGTATCAAAAGTAAAGGAAGCTTTTATTCCACAAAGAAAAACAAAAAAATCAGCTGGTTATGATTTTTTTGCTCCATGGGGAGGAGTAACTTTAAATCCAGGACAATCTATTCTTTTTAAAACTGGTATCAAATGTCAAATGAATGATGATGAAGTTTTATATATTCATATTCGTTCTAGTTTAGGTATTAAATATAATTTACAGTTAACTAATGGCACAGGTATTATTGATTCTGATTATTATAATAATCCGGATAATGAAGGAGAAATCTTAATTGACATTACTAATAGAGGTAATGCTCCTTATACTTTTAGAAAAGGCGATCGTATTGCACAGGGTATTTTTCATAGATATCATACTGTGGATACAGAAGATGTAGATAATCTACCCGAAAGAGTTGGCGGAGTAGGAAGTACGGGCAAATGAAAATGCCTTTATATTAGGAGTTATAAAGGGGGTTAAGGTGTTTGGTTATACAGAAAAATATAACAGTAAAGGTTTTATCTGAGCTTGGTATAAAAATTCAACAAAAGTTTAAACTTTATGATGGGTTTACTGGAAAGTATTATGGAATATTTTATTTCGGTTCTAACCTTACATTATGGAAATGTTATAGCGATAAATTCGACGAGGATTATTCGGCCGTTTCTAAAAGTTGTGAATATCTTTTATACATTTTAAATGGAACACACCTGTTAGAAACAAAAGATAGTTGACATTTTTAACTTTCTGTTCTACAATTAAATAAAAGATACGAATAAGGATATCTTTTTGGTATCCTTATTTTTATTTAGAAGGAGGTTAATTATGGCAGCATTAGTATCTCTTGCAGGTATTCTAACAGAGCAAGAAGAAGCATTCTGTATGGATATTGCAATGGGTGTTCGATATGTTGATGCTTTTAGACAACATTTTCCGGAAAAATTAGATACGGTAAAAAGTGTTGGCGCATCGGCTTATTCGAAAGCACAGCAACCTGCAATCGCAAATCGCATTAGAAAATTAATTGAGGCTAGAGAACAGGAGCAGTTAAAGTCTATAAAATGGTCTAAGGAAGAATCCATTGAAAAACTTCGTTATGTTATAGCTACCTGCCAAAATGAAATGGAACGTGTTAATCAAGCCTTTGAAGAAGAATTACAATTCCTTCAGGAACAAATTGAGGAAGAAGAAGACCCGAGGGTTATTAAAAGTCTTGTAAATAAGATGATTAAACTTCGTCAGAAAAATCATCTTAATAAAATTCAAGTCACAGGTATTGTTGATGCAGTTAGTGAGTTGAATACTATGCACGGTTTTAACGAAAATAACGTCAATGTTAATAGTGCTGTTTCTTTCGTTGGGGAAGAGGATTTGGAGGACTAAATGACTACGATTAATATAGCAGAAGTTGTTGGTCGTGGTTACGCCAAATTTTGGAACTTTAAAGGTCGTTATAGGTGCTTAAAAGGTGGTCGTGGTAGTAAAAAATCCTGTACTACTGCTTTATGGTATATCTATAATATGATGAAGTTCTACGAACGGTATGGATTAAAACCGAACACAATGGTAGTTAGACGTTATTATAATACACACAGAGATTCTACTTATAGACAGTTGAAATGGGCTATTAATAGATTAGGTGTAGACCATTTATGGCATTGCACAGTTAATCCTTTGGAAATCACTTATAAACCTTCCGGACAAAAGATATTCTTTAGAGGTATGGACGATGCACAATCAATCACATCTATTACTGTTGAAGATGGATATATTTGCTGGGTATGGTGGGAAGAAGCTTTTCAATGTTCTAATGAAGATGAATTTAATAAGGTTGACTTATCAATTCGTGGCGCTATACCTTATCCATTATTTAAACAACATACTTTTACATTCAATCCGTGGTCTGATAAAATTTGGATTAAAAAGAGATTTTTTGATAAAGCCGATAATGTAAATATATTAGCTTTAACAACAAATTATCAATGTAATGAATTTTTAGGCGAAGATGATATAAAAATATTTGAAGAAATGAAACGTACTAATCCTCGTCGTTATAGTATCGAAGGAATGGGAGATTGGGGTATTGCAGAAGGTCTTATCTATAGTAATTGGGAAGAAGCTGATTTTGATATCTCATATTTTAGAGATGTTAAAAATAAAAAAGGTATTCCAATTTATAGAGATTTCAAAGGTCTTGACTTTGGCTATGCGAATGACCCAACTGCAATGAGTTGTATTTTTGTTGACGAGGATAAATACGAAATTTTTGTTTACGATGAAATTTATCGTACTCAACTAACAAATCAACAAATTCGTGACAATATTAGATATAAGGGATATATGAATGATGTTATTATTGCAGATAATGAGGATGCGAGAACAATTAACGAATTAAGATTATTAGGTCTAAATCGTATTAAACCAGCTAAAAAAGGTAAAGGTAGCGTTCTTGCAGGTATTCAAAAATTGCAAGATTATCATATTTATGTTCATCCACGCTGCATGAATCATGTTGTTGAATTTAGTAACTATGTATGGGATAAGGATAAAGATACTGGAAAACCAATTAATGAACCTATGGATGAATATAATCATTTAATGGACGCACTAAGATATGCAACTGAAAGATGTAATCGCAGAACATTTAGTTTTTAGGAGGTTATTATGTTAAAATTACCTGATTTTATGAGAATTGATCCAAATGACTTTAATGCAGAAAACATTCGTCGTATGAGTAGCTATGGTAAACCACAAGAAGATTTTTTAACTGGAGCTGTTCAACAATTTCAAAATAGTGCTTTGTTTAAGGAAAGAAAAGTAGCAAGAGAGTATTTTGAAAATGAAACCGAGATTGATAATAAAATAAGATTTTATTTTAATCGCGAAGGATTACAAATTATTGATAATACTGTGTCTAATGTTAAATTAAGACATTCTTTTTATCGTAAATTAGTAAATCAAAAAGTTAACTATCTTTTAAGTAAAGCCTTTACCATCAAATGTAAAAATGAAGAGTTTGAACAAATTCTTCAAGGTTATTTTAATAAAAAATTTCTTCGTCGTTTACAAAATATGGTTAGACAAGCTGTTGTTTCCGGAATTAATTGGTTTCAAGTTTATTATGATGAAGATGGAAATTTATTATTTAAAAGAATGCCCGATTATGAAATTATTCCTTTTTGGGCAGATGCAGACCATACAGTTTTAGATGCAGTAATTCGATTTTATGAAATTATGGAAATCAAGCCAAATGGAGATCAAATTCCACATCAAAAAATTGAATACTATACACCTCAAGGAGTTTGGTTTTATGAATTAACAGCTGGTGGAATACGAATTGATCCGGATAAAGAAAGTTTTGTTGATAGTCATTTTCGAATTAAGAAGAAGAAAACTAATGAAAATGGTTTAATTGATACAGATGAATTTGGAAATCCTATTTATGTATCCGATCCTATGTCTTGGGGACGTGTTCCTTTTGTTTGTATTAAATATAACATGGAAGAATTGCCATTATTAAGATACATCAAAACTTTAATAGATGACTATGATTCCATTACCAGTGATATTAGTGATCAAATTCATGATGTTCCTAATAGTATTCGTATTGTTAAAGGTTATGATGGCACAGATAAAGATGAATTTATGCTTAATTTAAAGCAAACAAAAGTTGCCTATGTAACGGAAGAGGGCGATCTTACTAATTTAGATATACCTTTTAAATTAGAGGGAGCCGAATTACATTTAAATCGTTTACGTAAAGATATTTATGAAGATGGTTCGGGTGTAGATACTCAACAAGATGAAATGCGAGATATTAGTGGTGAAGCTTTAAAATTTAAATATATTGATTTGTCTTTGGATTGTAACGATATGGGTGTGCAAGTAATTGAAGCATTAGAATCTCTTGCATGGTTTATTAAAGAACACGAAAAAACATTTAATAATAAAGATTTTACTTCTGAAGATTTCGATATCATCTTTAATACTGATATGATTACTAATGAAGCCCAAACAATTCTCGATTGTAAAAATAGTGAAGGTGTTATTAGTAAACAAACTATTGTTTCGAATCATCCATGGGTTATTGATCCAAAAGAAGAGATTCGTTTATTGGAAAAAGAACAAGAAGAAGAACAACAAAAAGAACTTGATATGCAGTTAAAATTAACAAGAGCTTCTTATGGAGGAAATAATGAGTAATCAGGATTATTGGCAACAAAGAGCAGAACGTAATTTGCAAGCTGTGGAAGATATTGCAGTTGATTATAATCTTGAATTAGCTAAAGAATATAAAAAAGTAATTAAAGAGCTTCAGGAAGAATTAATGCTTTTTTATGCTAAATATGCAGAAGAAAATAAAATTTCTTTGGAAATGGCTAAAAAAAGATTATCCGGTAAAGAATTATCAGAATTTAAAGAAATTATTCAGGATTATATTGAACAGGCTTCACAGTATGATACTAAAAATGCTCAAAGTTACCTTAAAAATTTAAAGGAACTTCAAGATCGTGCAAGATTATCCAGATTAGAATTATTAATAGCCGAATATAGGCATGCTATTGAAATGCTATTATTAAAACAGGAAGATCAACAACCGAATATATACCTACAAGGCTATGAAGATATGTATTACCATACTTTATATGACGTGCAGACTTATTCTGGCGTAGGCATGTCCTTCACTACCCCTTCCAAAGATTTAGTTATTAGTGTTCTCTCACAAAATTATTTAGGAGAGGATTTTAGTGATCGTCTTTGGAAAAATAAAGAAATGCTAATTTATAATCTTAAAAAAGAAATGCAATTAGCTTTTGCGGCTGGAAAACCATCTAGATATGTTGCTGATAAAATTGCCAGTGCTATGAATACACGCCAAGGTGTAGCAATGACTTTAGTCAGAACTGAAATGAATAATATAGCAAATCAAGCGGCGTTACAAGCTTATATACAAGCTGGCATAAAAGAATATCAACTTTTAGCAACTTTGGATTTTAAAACATCAGAAATTTGTATAAGCATGGACGGTAGAATTTTTAAAGTATCTAAAGCTGAACGAGGGGTAAACTTTCCACCATTTCATCCAAATTGTAGAACAACAACTGTTCCAGTTGTAGATGGACAATCTTATGCACAACGTATTGCTAAAGAAGAAAATTATTATATAGTTGATAAAAATATCAGTTATAAACAATGGTTAAAAGAATATGTAAATAAATAAGAACTTTTATATTGAATTTTAAGAATTTATATTGTATAATGTACTCGTAGATGATTCTACGAGTACATTTTTTATGAAAAGGAGCGAATGATATGACAAAAGAAGCCTTGATTGCTTTTGGCTTAACAGAAGAACAAGCAGAAAAAGCAATACAACTGCATAATGCAGCTATGGAAGGTTATGTGCCTAAAGGGACTTATGATGTGCTAAAGGCAGAGAATGAAAACCTTGTTGCAACAGTCAACAGCAATAAAACAGAACTGGAAAAATTGAAAAAATTTGAAGGTACTAATGCTGAACTTGCCGCCAAAATCGAAAAACTTCAGGGCGAGGCTACTACGAAGGAAACTGAGTATAAAGAGCAGCTCGAAAAATTGCGCAAAGTTAATGCAGTTGAATTAGCCTTATTAGCGGGCGAAAATAAACCGCACGATTTGCAACTTGTAAAAGGGTTAATCGATTTAAGTCTAATTAAATTAGATGGTGACAAGGTTGTTAGTGGACTGAAAGAACAGGTTGAATCTTTGCAAAAAGATAAATCTTTCTTGTTTAAACCTGCCGATAATCCTGGAAATCCTAGTGGATATACGCCAAGGGACAGCAATCCGGATAAAAAAGAGTCTACAACAAGTGAAGATTTCGGTAAATCTTTAGCAAGACAAAAACTTCAAATGCTTGGGATTCAGACAGAAGGAGGAAATTAAAAATGACAATGAAGTACAAAACTATTGCTTACGATTCTGCTAAGCATATTCTTGCAATGCCTGATCACTATGTATCTATTGCAAGAAAGGCCACAAAAGCCACAGAGGCTGGTGGTATGGTAGTTAAAGAAGGTGATCGTTTTATTATTAAAGCGGGTACTATTTATCCGTCTAATGACAATAAAGCGATTGGTGTTGTATTGCAAGATTATGATGTAACTGAAAGTGATGCTTCCATGGCTATTGTTTTACATGGATTTATTCGAGCAGATCGTTTACCTACTCAGCCATCAGATGCAGCACTTAAAAATTTAAGAATGATTTATTTCTTAAAAAATGATATGACCATCTTACAACCTACGGATGCGTCTGTTGGTGGTTAATTATTAGTAAAGGAGAATAATAGAAATGAAATCTATTTTTGAAATTTTTGATTCAAAGGCCATTGCAGCTTATTGGACTGATGTTAATACAGCCATGAAAAATCCTATGATTGGTAGTCAATTTTTTCCCAATAATAAAAATAATGGTCTTGAGCTTGCATGGATTAAAGGTCGTAATCAACTTCCTGTTGCATTGCAACCGTCTGCTTTTGATACCAAAGCAACTTTAAGAGATCGTATTGGTGTTACTGAAGTTTCTACGGAAATGCCGTTCTTCCGTGAAGCAACTCGTATTGGTGAAAAAGAACGTCAGGATATTCAAAATCTGTTGGCTAAAGGCATTCCTTTTGCACAGCCTACTATTGCACGTGTATATGACGATATTACTCGTCTTGTAGATGGTGCATTGGTACAAGCAGAACGTATGCGTATGAGCTTGTTGGTAGATGGTACTATCTCTGTTACTGCAACCGCAGGCACTGGTCGCGATATTAGTTATCAATATAATTATGATCCTGACGGCGATTGGGCTTCCGATCATAAAATCACTTTGACTGGTGATGGTGTTTGGACTCAAGAAAAGAAAGCTGTAAATGATCCGATTGGTGACTTACTTGACGCAACAACTACAATGGCTGATCAATACGGTGTCACTCTTACTAGAGCATTGATGACAACTAAAACATTGCGAGATATGTTGGCTTCTGAATCCATTAAGAAATTTATGAATCCATTAGCAGCTCCGAATATGTTGGTTTCTAGCGCTCAGGCTAAATCCTTTGTAAGTCAAGAAACTCAACTTGAAATCATTACATATGATAAGATGTTCAAAGATGAACAAGGTGTTGACCATAAATTCTATCCTGATGGATATGTAACTTTGTTACCGAGTTATTCTTTAGGTAATACTTGGTTTGGTACTACTCCCGAAGAATATGATTTAATGAGCGGTAATTCTTCCGCTTCTGTTTCTGTTGTAGCTAATGGTGTTGCCATTACCACAGTTAAAGAACCGCATCCGGTAAATGTATTTACTGTTGTAGATGCTATTATGTTACCTTCCTTCGAAAGAATGGATGACATTTATGTAATGAAAGTTCAATAATTTAGGAGGCTAATATGTCTAAGGTTAAAGTACAGTTTCCCATAACTGTAAAATATAATCGTAAAGTATATCCTCCCTATACTGATATTATCGCCGATGAATCTGATCTTCCGGAAATGAAAAAATCTGGAGCTGTTGTTTTTGAAGAACAAGTAGAACAGGAAGAAAAACCTGTTGCAACTCCAAAAAGAAAAAAATCTAAATCTGGAAGATTAACGGAATGAAAATCGTTGATAAATCTTTAGTTATGGACATTGTAAAAGTAAAGCTCGGAGCGGATACACCCTCCGAGCCTTTACTAAAAATAACAGTAGATGAAATAGAACAGACTATTTTAAATTATTGTAATATTAATGAAATTCCTAAAGAATTAACTTATACTTTTGCGAATATGGTAGTTGACTTATTTAGGTATGAAGATGAGTTTATAAAGGCAACAACTGTTTCTGTAGAAGGTGAGGAGGAAGAAGCCGAGCCAGATGTGAATACAGGCAATATCAACTCTATAAGGGTAGGGGATACTACTATAACCTTTGGAAGTGGTAGCGATACCTCTATATATAACAAGAATTTAAGAAGTCATCAAGCTAATTTAGATACTGTTGTTTTAGATTATGAATCCCAACTGAAGAAATTTCGGAGGTTAGTATGGTGATAAAAATTGGTTTTACAAGAAAACTCTTTAAATCATTAATGTATAAAGACAGAATGGAAGTTTATCGGTTAGGTTTAACTATAGGGGAGGACTTTACTGTATCAAATGAACAATCCGTTCAGCCTATTTATACAAAAATTCCTTGTAAAATTAGTTTGAATTATCAAGATTTACCGGAAGAAGATTCATTATTAATAAACCCAACAAATCAGCATATTGGAATTTTTTGTGATCCTTCCTATGATATTCGTAAAGGTGATAAGATTAAAGCTTATGTACTAGACGATCATGGAAATGTATTAGATACATATACAGATTATGCTGGTAGACCTGAAAAGCATACTTCCCATCAGCAGTTCGCTCTTGTAAATAGGGAGTTTGCCTAATGTCTATAAAATTTGATCATAAAGATTTTGACAAGTTTTTAAAAAATTTTGAGAACCTAGAAAAAGATTATGATTTATTTTGTCGTCAGTTTCTTTTAAAAGAGGCCATGAAGGTATTAGCTGACACAAAAGCACTAACTCCAGTTAAGACAGGGGATTTAAGAAATCGCTGGGAATTAACTCAAGTTTTTAAAACTGCTAAAGGTTATTATATTCAAATTTTCAATTCACTAGAATATGCGTCATATGTGGAAGATGGGCATAGGCAACAAGTCGGTAGATTTGTTCCTGGAATTTTTGTTGGTGGGAAGTTTGTTTATACAAAAGGAGCTAAATCAGGAATAGTATTAAAAAAGCCTTTTGTAAATGGTTTTCATATGTGCCGGATCGCAATTGATAGATATGATGATACAATTAAAGCCAACTTTGAAGCTGCATTTAAAGCATTTTATAAAGGAAAAGGATTATGATTATACCAATTAAAGGCGATTTCATTATTAGTGCAATGGCAAAAAATATTGCAAATCGGTTAAAAAATGATTCTGTAGACCCACCAATAATTCCAACTATTTTTAAAAATAAGATAATGGAAGGTGCAGTAGAGCCCTTTTTCGTATTATCTGTAATTGATGTAACACAAGAAAATGGGATGACTGCTTCGGCTTGGAGAACATATCGAATGAAAGTCGAATATTATTTAGAAGAATCCGATTATGGTAGGCATAGTGAATATCGTGATATGGCTGAAAAATTGTTTGGTATTCTAAGAATAATCGACATTCCAGATAAACAAGATGGCGATGAAGTAGTAACAAGAAAAGCAAAGGCAAGTAAGATGAATTATCAAATTATTGAAAATGTCTTACAGTTCTTTGTTAATTATAAAATTAAGGCAAAACTTATTTTGCCTGAAGAACCTAAAATGCAAGTTTTGAAAATTCAACGAATGGAGGATGAAGAATAATGGCAGGTGGAACTTTTGAAGCTATGAATAAAGTTCGTCCGGGTGCTTATATTAATTTTCAAAGTGCATCTCAGCCTTTGAATATGGTAGGCGATCGTGGAATTGCTACATTACCAATTCAAATGAACTTTGGCGCTAATGATGTATTAATTAGTTTAACTCCAGAACAACTTTTAGATGGCTCCTGTGAAAGTATTATTGGCTGTAATATTATGGATGAAGAATCTTTAATATATCAGCAAGTTTTAACAGATTGTTCTAAAGTTTTGCTTTTCCGTATGGATACTGGAGGCGCTAAAGCAAAACTTATTTTAAACAATCTTACGGCTACTGCGAAATATGCAGGTGTTGGCGGAAATAAAATTGCCGTTTCCGTGGTTGAAAATGGGTCTGCATTCGATGTTATTACTACTTTTAATGGAATTGTTAAGGATACACAGACAGGGACTACTGTAGGCGATATCGAAAATAATGATTTTGTTGATTTTAGTGGTACAAGTTCAGCATCTTTAACAGCTGATGCTGGCGGGGAATTGGAAGATGGTACAAATGGAACTGTAGTTAATTCTAATTATACTCGTTATTTTGAATTGCTGAAAACTGCAAAATGGAATACAATGGGTATCCCACTCGAAACATCAACTGAAATACACGCTCAAGTAAAATCCTTTATCAGTTATATGAGAGAAACAACCGGAACGAAAGTTCAGGCCGTTTTAAATAATATTGATGCGGATACAGAGGGCATTATTTCTACTCTTAATCAAGGTTATATATCCGCTCAGTATGAGATTACAGTTCCTATTTTTGTGGCTCGTGTAACTGGTATGAGTGCAGGTTGTGCAATTAATAAATCTTTAACTTATTATGCTTTTGAAGATGCAACAGAAATCATTAATCAATTGACACATGAACAAATTATTGATGCTTTAAGAAGGGGTAAATTTATTCTTTCTTCTCGTCAAGATGGCGTTGTTGTTGTTGAACAGGATATTAATACATTGCATACGTTTACTGCACTAAAAGATTATTCTTTTAGTAAAAACAGAGTAATTCGTACCATTGATCAAATTAATAATGATATTCGTTTATTATTTGAAAAGAGTTATTTAGGTAAACAGAATAATAATGATGATGGTCGAGAAATATTTAAAGCCGATATCGTTGATTACTTAAATAAACTTCAAAAAATGGGCGCTATTCAGAATTTTGACGGCTCTACAGACATTACAATCAGACAAGGTGCTAACCTTGACGAAGTTGTAGTTGAATTGTATTTACAGCCTGTTGATTCAATGGAAAAATTGTATATGACAGTAACTATTCGTCGTTAAGAAGGGAGGACTAAATAATGTCACAGGAGTATGATTATTTACGAGCTGGCGATGCCGTTTCCGGTCAAGAAGGTTGGGCAACTATGGTTGTTGACGGTGTTCTTACAGAATTGTTTATGATTAAGGATTGTACAATGACTTTCACAAAACGCAAGAAAGAATTTCGTTCTCTTGGTTTTCGTGGGGCGCAACATAAATCTTCTGGCTGGAGTGGCAAAGGTGAATTTACTCTTTACTATGTTTCTTCTGCATTCCGTAAACTTATGCGTGAATATGCTAAAACAGGTAAAGATTTATATTTCACTATTACTATCAAGAATAATGACCCAACTACCACAATCGGAAAACAGGTGTCTGCATTCTATTACTGCAATATTGATGAAGGGGTCTTGGCAAAATTAGATGTTGAAAGCGAAGTTTTGGAAGAGTCTATGACTTGTACATTCTCCGACTTTGAATATTTAAATTACTTTTCAAGCCCTAATCCGGAAATTTAATTGGAGGTTATTATAATGGAACTTTTAGATCTTATTCGAAATCGTGATATACGTGATACAAAAGAAATTGCTTTAAAAGGTGAGCTTGCAGGAATAACAATTACTATTAGAGCTATTGATGCCGATGAATGGCAAGAAGCTAGAGCTAAGGCAATTAAAATTAATGCAAAAGGTGAACCAACAGTTGATAACATGGCATTATCCAGTAGCTTAATGGCTATTGGCTGTGTAAACCCTAATTTCCGTGACCCGGCTGTTTTAGGTGGTGTTACAGTTCCAACGGAATTTGTTAAAGCTAAATTTAAACCCGGCGAGATTGAATTTATTGCAAATAAAATCATGCAACATTCTGGCTATGGTGAAGAGGCTGTTGACACAGCAAAAAAGTAAAACAGCTCTTTAAAGAAGGAGATTCCGATACGGTGGCAGCATTTTGGTGTTTCAGAAGACTTCATTGGAAGCCTTCTGAATATCTAAATTTACCAATTTCAGAAAAAGCCTGTGTGCTGGCATTTATTGAAATCGCCGCTAAACAAGATGCTGAATTACAAAAGAAAACGAAAACATAAAAGATAGCGAGGTTAGCCTATGGAAGTCAGGAATACATTATATTTAAACGATCAAATGTCCCCTGTGCTAAATAAGGTTTTAGCCTCGCTTCGTCTTACTTTAACGGCATTAAATCAAACGCCGGGCGAAGCGAGTCTATTTAAAGCAGCTTCGCGGGATATATCAAAAGCTAATGCTTTACTTAAAGATTTTAATTCTGATGTTAATCGTTCTCAGAATTTAATTAAGGGGCTTGGCTTTAAAGATGAAAATCCTATTGGAAACGTATTTTCAAATGCAATGAATCCTTTAACAGAATTATTAGCTGGTGTATATTTGTTGAAAAGTACCATTTCAGAAATTGGACGTGTAACAGATATAGGCGATGCCTTAATGTTAAATGCAGCGAGATTAAATATTATTAATGATGGTTTAAGAACACAGGATCAACTATCCAGAGATATTTATGATTCTGCACAAAGATCAAGAGCTGACTATTTAGCTACAAGTCGAGTTATTGGTCGTATGGGTATTCTTGCAGGACACGCTTTTGCAAATAACAATGAATTAATAGCTTTTACCGAGTTAGTAAATAAGGCTTTCCTTGTTGGTGGTAGTACCCCACAAGAACAAAAAGCGGCCATGTATCAACTCACACAAGCTATGGCTTCTGGAAGATTGCAAGGCGATGAAATGCGTACTATTCGCGAATCTGCTCCTTTAATTAAAAAAGCTATACAAAATTATATGGGACTTGATGATGCAGCTTTTAAAGAAGCACAAAAAAATGGGGAAATAACCGCTGAAGTAATTAAGAATGCAGTTTTTCAAAAAGCTACAGAAATTGAAAATAAATTTAATGAACTTCCTATAACATTCGGTCAAGCTATGACGATGGCTGGAAATAGTTTGCTAATTGGTATGGATGAAGTATTTACGGGCATTAGTACCAGCGGCGTAGGAATGATTCAAACACTTGTAGAAAATTTTGATATATTAGCTGGAATTTTAGGCTATATTGCAGGCGTTTCTCTTGTTATATTAGTTCGTAATATTGCAGCAGCGCTTCCTGGAGCCGCCGCATTGGCATTAAGTTTTATTGCTATGAATTGGCAAGTATTGCTCGTAGTAGCCGCCGTCGGAATGTTAATGAAATTATTTTTAGCTTTTCCGGAAGCTTTCGGAGTTATTATGGGTGGTATTAATGCAATGAAAACAGCTTTTATGAATTTAGTAAAAATGGTTGCCGATTATTTTATCTTACTATTTAATAACATAATTCTTCGAGGAATGAATTTTGTTTTAGATAAATTAGGTAAAGAAAAAATTGGTTATGTAAGTATGTTTGCGATGGAAGATGTGGGGGCTAGTTATAAATCAGGTTATGATTGGGGAATTAATTTTGCTAAAGATACTAATACTAAAATAGACAGTTTTTTAAATGCCATGAAAAATACATTTAATCCAAATGGTATTGGAGCTACTGGTGGAGTTAAAGCTAAACCTATTACAGATCTTAATACTGTTGGCGAAGTAAAAAATGTTAAAGGTGGTAAAATTAGTCTTGATGAAGATAGTATTAAGTGGATTAAAGAATCTCAGGCAATAGAATTTGTGAATAGGTATACTACAATGCGTCCAATTATGCGAGTTGTGTTTGGAGATGTACATCAAAATGCAGATGTGGGGCAAATTGCAGATGATTTGGCGGATATGTTTGAAAATGCCTATAATTTAAGTGTTGGAGAGGAGTAGGATAAAATGGTTGTACAATCCGGAAAAATAAGTGATACTACCACACTTCTTGAGAGCCTTTCTCCAAATTCGGATTCTATAAGTAGGGCTAGAGGCGATGTAAAGATATTTATTGTGTATAAAGGAGATACAGTGCAAATTCCTGTAAATCCTTCGGACTTAAAAATTGCTACTCCAGGAAATAACAAAACTTATCCTATTGTATCATTAGGAGAAATAAATGTTTTAAAAAATCCTAAATTAAGCACGATTGGATTTAGTTGTTTTTTCCCAACAATAGAAACACAGAATTATCCATATGTGCTAACAGGAAATTCAGAACAAACTTTTTATACTGCATTAATTAAGCAAATTTTAGATAGGCAAAATAAAGCACAATTTCATGAACCTTCATTTTATGTAAGTTTATTTAGTAAGATTAGAGATAGCAAAGAACCTGTAAGGTTAATTATTACTGGACTTGCTGTTGGATTTAATAAGCTTGTATCTATTGAAAAATTCGATTATGATTGGAAGGAAGCAGATCCAGATCCATATTATGATATTGAATTTAAGGTTTATCAGATTTATGCAGTTAATAACGCTACTGTTGATGAAGATGGTACAATAACTGTTGATACTGGTGGATTAAGAACAGACGAATCCGAAGCTTTAACAATGGGGGATGAAGTAAGTGTAACAGGTACAATTTATAAAGATCCAGCTATGCAATTTGTAGATAGGTATGTTAAGAATAAAACTGGCTGTTACGTAAATCTTTTAGATTTCGATAATAATGGAGCAATCCATATAACTGATAATGAAGATCGTTGGATTGGTTGGGTATCCGAAACAGCGGTAAATAAAATATCGGGTATACTGTAATGAATATTTTATTAGCTGTACAACTTCCGAATACTAAAGTTTTTGAAATTTCTCAAGTTGTCTTTGATATATCTTGGACAACGACATTGCTAGAACAGCCTGGAAAATTAAGATTCTCCGTACCTAATAATATTGAATTAATTTTAGAATTTGCAACCACGGTTAATTTAAGAATTGACGATATACCAATTTTCTATGGATATGTTGTTAATATGACAGCTTCTGAAGATACTATTACTTATGAAGCTGTTGATCAAGTTTTTTATTTAAAAAATAAAGAATCCTATGTCTTTTCCGGAAAGACAGCAACTCAGATTTTTAAAGCTATTTGTGAAGACTGGAAATTTACTTACAAAATAGTCGATGATTGTTCATGGGAAGTTTCTCCACGAGTTCATGATGGAAAATCCTTGTATTCAATAATTAATTATGGCTATGATGAAGCTTTAGTGAATATACAAAATTGGTTTATTCTGAGAGATAATTATGGTACATTAGAACAAATCAGTTTATTATCAACAAAAACAAACTACTACATTTCAGACGATTTAAATATTACAGGTTACAATTTTAAGAAAAACATTGACAGGGATTCATATAATCGTGTAAAATTAGTACAAGACAATACGAAAGAAGGAGTTCGTAAAGTTTATGTGGCTCAGGATGATGAAAATCAGCGTAAATGGGGCATATTGCAATATTACGAAAAAGTAGATAAAACAGCAACAGAAAATCAAATCAAACAAAGAGGCGATGCTCTTTTAAAGGTTAAAAATAGGGAATTAAAATCTTTAAGAGTTGAATGTGTTGGTTTACCCTATTCTTTTAGAGCTGGAAATTGGTTAACCGTTAAATTAGACCCTCTAACTAAAGCTGGTTTCGTTAATATGCAGGAATATATTGCAACAGATTGTTCGCATACTTGGAAAAATAATGAGCACATAGTTAAATTAAATTTAAGTCAATATAGTTTGGATGTAGGTGTTTAATATGGAAGATTCTGGAGTTGTTCGGATTCTAAGTATAACGCGAAAAATGGTAAAACAGAGAGCTCAAAGTTCCGATATGTCTGACTGTGTATACGGAACAGTGCTTTCTGTTTCTCCTTTAAGTGTACAATTAGATTCGAGAACGACATTAGGTGAAAATCAATTAGTTGTCGGAGCTTTATGTAAGGAAACAATAATTAAGATTCCTTTTCCAGAAAAAGGACAAGTAAAACATAAACATCAAGCTATTCATAATGGTATGCACAATACTACAGAAGAACTTCCAGAGATACAATTATGGCGTGGCTTGAATCCCGGCGACAGAGTTATTTTAATTAGATTTAATAATGGACAGAAATTTTTAATTCAGCAAAGGGTGGAGGGAATACCATGATACCCACAAATCGCAATATTATTGTAAATCAAATAGGGCAAAATGAAGTTACAAGAACCTATAAGGTTGATAATTATAATAAACGAATTATAGG